GATGAATATGAAGTTCCGCAAAAACGGGGGACTAAATCCCCGGCGCACAGGCGCCTACCGAATTGACGGACGCCTAGTAGAGGTCAGGCCACGCAGCTCTCCACCGCAGGAAGCAGAGCACGGTGAACGGATGAGACCACAGTTGATCATCAGTCAGACCAAGACCAAGGTGGTGCGTGGTGTCGAAGGGCAGGCGAATGATGTAGTCGAACCAGGCAGTCTGCTCAACCAGCAGTGGCAGATGTTCGTCACCGGGGTCTGGGATAGCCATCATGCCTTCAGTCTGACAAAGGTCGAGTCCACACAGCATGTCAGCATTCCATCCAGCCCATGAAAGCATGTCGGCGACGGAGTCTAGCATCGGCAGTTCGAACACCTGCTTTCCTGAAAGGCGAAGAGTGGACAGCAGGAAGGCGTCTGAGTACACTGGGAGCCGGTTTGGACGGAGCTGGGCACATCGCCAGAGCAGATCCCATGCTGAAAGGCCACCGTGTGGAGCGAGGGCAGCGGGCCAGGACTCGAATTTGTAGGGACTAGGGCCAGGAATGTTGGCGTATGGCGACATATTGGAGAACACCTGGATATGGGGGTGGGATGTCCAGTTTGGAACGGACTCGGGCCATTTGGAATGAGCCGACAGGGTCTGCAATTGGCCATGCACCTGCCACGGTTCGTAGTCGTCCTCGTCCTCCAGATGAGTGGGACCAGAGATTGGGACCAGACGGCCATCATACACCGAGATTAGTGGCTTTCCAAGGTGATCACAGTAGGGTTGAGCCTGGTCGAAGATCGCATCGATAGGTGGGGTGGCCACTTCTGGGAATTCGGTCATGTCGCGATGGACTGACACAGTTGGGACTCCTCTCTTGAATTCCATTTTGTTGATGATCTAGACACGTTCCGCACGATGACTGCGATTCGAGATGAGTGATGAACGGACGCGGCTGATAGGTGATAACCTCTGACTCTGCACTTGATAACTCGCTTGCGCTATCGCTCTCAGACCGGTGTGCATACGATACGTCAGTATAGCGGTACCCAGGCAATTCCAAAGCAGGGTGATGACTAGTGCTGCGACTATCAGAGCTCCGAGAGTGATGAGAACGTGAGATTGACTTCCTGTTAGCACGCAGCGAGTGTTCTGTGGTGAACCCTGTACCTCGAAGCACGTCCAACCTTCTTGTGATGCAAGGGCAGGAACCCCGGGATATTGCATAACCTGCAGCGGCACAACAGCATACACAGCAACAACAAGCGAGAATGGGAGGGAGGGCCCAAGATGTGGCTTCAGAAGTAGCGGTAACTGATGTAGATATGCAGCAAGATCTGTCGACCTGAAGCACGGTGTACTGGAAGGTAGTGGCAATGGTATCTCCACAGGGCATTTGAACTAAAAC